AAGGCATCTTTGAAGAAGTTGTGACATACTTTACGTGCAGGCATAGCAGTGACCTTATTGACTTGGTGGAACAATCAGTAGATCACACAACGCTATGCCTGTCTATTTTCTGGGGATTCCTCAGCCCTTTGGGGGCTTCCCTGTTAAAATGCTTGACCTGCGGGCCTGGCCGGCCCGCACCCGGCCAACCCGGTTCGGGCAGGAAAAGCGGGGGGAAACCCGGTTATGACCTCGGGGAAAAAGTGAGCTAAAATCGGCAAAGTGCCCGTCGGGGCAAGTTGGTATGTTCTTTAACAGGGTGGGAAAACGCGGCGGAGAAAAAGGCTGTTAAATCAGGGGGAAAAGTCTGTTAAACCGTATGATGGCGTCGGGATAGTCCCTAAGATCCCATAAAGAAGTCCGCCACCAGCTCTCCTTCCCGGCCGCTAGACTGGATAATATGTGTCATCAAATCAGCTGGTTTTTCACAGGGATGTTTACCTGGGTAATACTGAACAGGTGGAAAAGACCAGACATCAGTATAAGGCACATCTGCCGTCACCAAGAACGGACGACACAGCAGCCCATATTCCAGACTCAATTCCTCATATTGGCGTGACAGAGTAAGATGAGATTCTACTAACTCATGATACGGCCTGTTTAATTCTCCATTCTGGTGTTTTTCTCTGGCTATTCGAGCGAACAATACCCGCAGTTTTTGGTAATCCACTTCATTGGGTAATTGCCACTGGCTATCACTGAACCAGTGACTGGCCATCTGTTTCACCGTGGCAACGTGAATTTCTTTTGCTGTGACACCCAACGCCTTTCGTTCATCGCGAAAGTAGTCCACAAGCGGTTTAAAGACATATTGCTTAAGTTCGCGGCATTTGAGGAAATACCCATCACCTTTAGGTTGATAAGGCCTCTGATAATGTTCAGCAAATATAATCCGTTCAGTGGACGGGAAATAAGACCTTAAACTTTCTTTATTCTGCCTGCGCCACGGACCAGAAGGTTTTGCCCAGATAATGTGGTTAAGCACATTGAACCGTTCACGAACAAGGATTTCCGTATTAGACGCCAGACGCGAACCACAAAACATATACAAACTGCCGTTGGGTTTCAGAACACGCCAGAATTCAGTCAGTACTTCATCTAGCCACGCAAGATAAGCCGTTACATCCTCCCATTGTCTGTCCCAACCACACTCTTTTACCCGAAAATAGGGAGGATCGGTGGCGATTAAGTCTATGCAGTTGTCTGGTAACGTTTTGATAAATCGTAGAGAGTCGTCATTAATTAATGTGATACCACTTAAATTCACAATATTTTCCATAAATCGATACTGGCTTACTCTCTGGTCAGCACAGAACAGGCGAATGGCTGGTGTTGTCAGCTCCACCAGCCGTCCATTTTACCGCTTAAGAAGTTACCCCATCAGAGGCAACGCTTGAAAAAGGTGTCATTGTCCCGGCTTTCCATCAAGCCAGCCAAACAAAATTGAGTTAAAAGTAATTGGCAACGCGGCGTTGATAGCCCAGTCAGAGTTGAAACATCAGGAATAGAAACCCAATCATACATTGGTACGGTTTCTAAAACACATGAGGCTGTTGTTGTCATATCTTCATGTTTTAGCATGATAATTTAAACCTTTGGTCAGTTATTGTGCATAGACACACATGTAACTCCGACCGATGACAACAGCAAGTCTTATCTGAATTTCAGGCAACAAAAAACCCCGCACAGGGCGAGGCTATAAGTCACGAATACTACTATCGCAATGTATACTGAAAATGGTAGCTCATAAGTTCAAAGATGTCAACACGTTAGTGACAAAAGTTTTGATTTTCTTTCCTGTTCCCGTCTTATAAAGGCATCTTGCAATGGTTGATAAATCAAATATTCCGTTGCTCTTAATATTTCCTCAACCTTACGCCGACAAGTTGACATTGATGGCTTTCGCTTACGCAACATACCATTTCTGCGGATCATAATTCTTGGCTGAACCGTTGCATGATAATGTTTGGCAATTGCTCTATCAGATACACAATAAACATATCGACTAAGCAACATCCCAAATGCAACCCGATCAATATGGTAAATATTGGTCTACTACCCTAGCGATTAACATTCCGTCATCATCATTGCATATCGGACGTTCTGGATAACTTCTCAGTTCTACCGTCGCCATAAGCTCAGCAATCATACTGCTCTGACGTTTATCAAGCCTACCAGAATACACCCATGCACCGAACTTGGATAACCAGTCCTGCAACCAAATTTCTTGTGCCTGAGTCAATTGCAGCCCATCCGTTGAAAATATCACACCCGACATAACCGTACCTTTTCAACTTCCCTTTTAACTTGGGGCAATAGTTCCGTTGCCATACCGTGGATTGCTTGCCATGTCTTCGGTGCCACATGAAAGCTCTTGGGATAAAACGCTTGATGATAGCGAGGATATAACAGCAGAATGGAGAAGTGAGCAGCCCTTTGGGCCATATCCTGTACCACTCTCACATGATGAATTTTCGCAAGTGTTACCCCCAACCCCATATTCCGACAACAGATACATCCCAGTAATGTCACATCAGAAAGCCATTGTTTTTCACTTTTAGCCATTGGTTCTGCCTCTCATTACATAAAATCGGACAACTGAGAAGCAGCATGTTCAGCGGCATTTCGGTTCGGGAAATTACGATACAAAATAAAGTTCCAAAGCACGTTTAATGTATCTTTATAAAGTTCCTGAAATTCCAGCTCTTCCATTTTGGCAAAGCTGACTGAACGAGGTTCACGGTACAGACTGCCGTTGGGCATTTCGTAAATGTCATAGTGCCCTGATTCCACTGTTACCCAGCACCGAAAGGCATCAAAGGATTTGGTAGCAGTAATATTCTGGGCTCGGTTTTTAGATATGCCAGCAAGATATTCATCCGCAGCGGATTGTAAGACATCTTCACTGCCCGCGAAGTGTGCAAGAAATTGTACGTAGCCACGCATAAGCGCTTTCTCTTCCGGGGAAATGGTACCCCCAGCAGGTTCCCAGTATTCATAGCCGAGATTCAGAAGGGCAAAATATTTACGATGGAAACGCGGGTTACGTGCTTTCTTAAAATCCGCATAGAGCACATCGCCCCACTTCACTTTGGAGTGCAGGTATTCCCTAGCTGCAGGAGTCGCAGGTCTCAGGATGTCATTCGAGATTTTGATAAAACTATGCTGCGTCATTACTTATCCTCAAAGTTATGACACAGCAGCTTTTGTTTAGGTTATCAGATGTTCAGGCCGATACGAACAGAATAACAGGTGTTAGTATTAATTCCCAATTTTACTTTCTATTAAATAAATTAACGACGTTTGTATCTTGTTGTGTAGTAGATATATTAATACTATTCTTCAATTGTATTCTGGATTGGAAATCAAGTACCTGTGATTCTGACAAGAATCCCTTAGGAACTGAACATAAATCCTCTAAATCTCCTTTTGGGAAACCAAATTCCTCAAGAAGTGTTTTTTTATTAAAAGTTCCAGAATCCAATAATAGATTCAAGCACCTAGGTAACAAACGAACCGACTCTGGTTTTCTAAGATCATCAAGCGGCTCTCCTTTTCGCCAACCTCTAGCAGAAATATTTTTATATAACCTCTGATATTCCAGAGAAGATATTAATTCTAAATTTCTCGCTCTAAGGATCATAGATTGCGCAGACATCCCCCAGCGATTTTTTAGAGATATGAAATTCTGTAATGTAGGATATGGAGGAAGCTCTACAGAAAATGACTCTTCCGGCAGCATGAAACTCGACGCAAACTTATGTGCTTGCTCTTCTATTGGATTAAAATTGATATTATCAAATCTATTTATATATCGATGTAAGACTATATGACCTAATTCATGAGCAGCATCAAATCGACTACGATAATAGTTATCTTTATCACTAGCTAAAACCACATATGGTCTATTTTCTAAATCATTCCATTGAGAATAGCCATCCATTACAGAACTACCTTGTTCAAATCTGGAACAGACTATCCCCGCATTCTCCATTACCAGTAATAGATCATCTATCGGTGCAATACCTAATTCCCAAGCTTTCCTACACTCAAAAGCCATTCTTTCAATCAATTGATCATCTATCGCTCTGTAATCCTTTACGTTAAGATGAGGAATGTTAACCTCTGGATAATCAAGATATTCTTGCATCTTACATGATAACTCTTGAAACCACCCCATGTATCGCTCTGAGGCGATACATAAGTCTTTTGCCGTGGTTGAAAGTGTTCGGAAGAATACTGGTTTTTTTTCGTACTTAACAATAGGCTTTGTGAACCAACTTACCGGGCAATTAAGAATCTGACTTAAGCTATGCAATACTTCTGCATCGGGGGAATGATTACCGTTTTCCCACTTGGTAATAGTTGATGGTGAACGATCCACTAACCTACCAAGGTTAATTTTCGATAATCCCCTCGCTTCTCTTATCTGTGTCAACCTTTCAGATTGGAAACCAGAAATTCCCACTCTCATAATGTCTCACCTATTCTATGTTTTCCTGATCCTTCAGGCGCTTCTTGAGCTTAGGTAAAACCATATCAGGAATGACTATCTTCTTCTCTCCAGTATAGAGGGCTAAAAGCTCTGTTACAGATTTATTATAGTGAAAACCTTTCATATTGGTAAAAGGAACCACAATCCTTAAATCCATCATGCTGGCCTGAGATTCATGATATGGTGGATTAATATTTATTAACAACACACCTAACGTATCAATGTCATTATGATGTTTACTATCTTCTTCTCTAAAAAGATCTGGAGTATAGCCTTCAAATTTTTCATTCAATTGGGCTATCAATGAACGATGTTTAGCACCTCTTATATGGCGCTCATCGTGATTTAACCCAATACGACTAATTTAACACCTTCTGAATCGATAATAATGTAATGCTCCCCTTTCGGGGATGTATCAGCATCGTAACAAAGATAACCAGAGCGACTTGCGGCCTCCCTCAATGCTGAATTAAGGCCATAGTGCCTAGCCTGAGGCCTAAATCTACGTTGCTCCGGTTCACCAAGTTTTAATATATTGCCTACAGTTACTTCCTGTGCTGCAGCATACTTAGCATATAATGCATCTTGTACGTTAAGCCAAAAATCACGCCTGAAAGCGTTTATTATCAAATCGGTAATATCACTTTGTGTGTCGTTAATGCTCATTTAGATACCCTGATTGCGTTAAGCAGATTTTATGGTATTTTTTTTTCGTTTTGAACGCAAGCAATATACTTAATATGTAATTTGTACGTTACAAATACAACTTCAACTCTTATACCATCCCAGTGTGTTCCAGCAGGCCGCTTCACTAGAAAAACAATATTCAGCTACAGAAAGGCTTTCCCCCACACTTTTCACTTTGCTGTTTCTGCAACTGAACTACCTACTTTTTTCATCAATGATCATCCATCCTAATCAGCATAGAGAGGTATTCATTGACTTTGTAAGATTCCCTACCCGGCCTTCGAAGAGTACAATTGCGCTTCAGCATCTCCAGCTCTTAGTTATCCACCAGCAATTCTATTTTGGTAAAGCCAGCATCCTGCCGGCGTTTACGTTGAATCGACTAGCTTTTAAGTCTAAATTTGTAAGATAGCGATGCTTTCGGAACTGCACCCAAAACGGGATAATTCATAACTACCCAAATTATCTAATAAAATCAGTTTACTGTTTATGGTCATATTGGTCTGCCTCTTTTGGCCTTTAGTTAAAATGCCTTGTCTGCATATCGGTGCTCTTTTTGTTTAGCCTGTTGCTGTGTACGACATATTTCAGCAGCAACAATTTGATCAGTTGGTAAGTAATGCCCATTTTTAAATTCCTGAAATATCGTTCCGGTTTCACCGTGACGATTTTTATCCAAAATAATCTCAGCATAATTTCTGGCTGGACTTTGTGGGTTATAAACAACATCACGATAAGTAAAAATAATTCGATCTGCATCTTGCTCTAGGCTACCTGAGTCTCGCAAATCCGCTGCAACAGGGCAACGCTGATGTATAGGCCGTTTATCAACGTCTCTTGATAACTGACTCAATGCTGTAACAGGTGTATGTAATCGCTTAGCTAGTCCCTTGAGAGCCCTGGATATTTGAGCGATAGCAAGGTCATTACGCTCGGCTTTGGGCCTTTTTATCAACCCAAGATAATCAACAAAAATACCTTTCAGATTCGGGAGCCTGCGCTTATGCGTTTCACTGATAGCACATATCTGTTCAGTGCTTAATTCACTAGCATCAAGAATATGAATATCGCGATCTATTAACTCGCTTATTGCGTTAGATATACGGACCCAATCTTCATCATAAAATTCACCACGTCTCAATTTCGAAACTGACAACTGGGCAGAACCAGCAACTATACGTTCTGTAATTTGTTGTGCTGCCATTTCCATTGAAAACAGCAATACCGCCCCTCCATTCCTAGTCATACCCTCAATCATGCAAAGTGCCAGTTCTGTTTTGCCCATGCCGGGACGACCACCGATGAGAATTAAATCAGTTGGGTTAAATCCCCCCGTCAACGAGTCAAATGGCTCAATACCGGTCATAATCATACCGAGACTATCCTCACCTAAGTTACGCCTCTCCAGTATGTCAATGTACCCTTCAATCAATGTTTTGATGTGCACGGGAACCAGGTTGCCAGTATCTCGTATTAGCTCCCCCATAGTGGACATAAAGCCCGTTATGACATGTTGTGCTTGAGTATGATTTTTAGTTTCCAGTAACGCCTGTTGGCCAGCGTTGATCACTGCTGTAACCCGACGAACATACCAATATTCACTAACTTTATTGGCATAGCCTTTCAGGTTTGCATTCCAAACAGGGCTCTTACTCAACTCAAGGATATTAGCTAATGTATTACCATCTCCACTCATAGCCTCAGCGATGAATATCGGATCAATCAGGGAACTACTGAACGCTTGTTTTTTGATTTCAACGTAGACACGACGCAAAAAACTTGAACTAAACGCCTCTTCTGGCAACGTTGCAAAAACATCATAAGCATCCTGCGTTGCACCACCTGACAACAATCCGCTTATAACCGCAGACTCTAGATTGAGCTCATTCATACTACTGTCCCCTCCGGTAACTATCTCAGTCAAAAGCCAACACTACCCCACCCTGTAACACACGATCTAATACTCAGTCCCCTAAAAACACTGGCAGGTCATTCATTGGCAAATTACTGATCAGGATCGTTGGTAATAAATCTTCATATCGGTTATTAATCACCTCAAACAAGATATTTCGCTCTGATACAGTGCCGTATTGAACGCCAATCTCATCAATGATCAGCAAATCCAACTCACTGTAAAACCTCAGTGTCTCGAACTCGTTGGTGTCAGCATCATTACTCCATGAACGACGAAATGCCCTGATAATACGTGATGCGGTTGTAATAAACGCACTGATACCGTTCTGAGTGACTATTTCACGGCATGTCGAACAGCCAGATGAGTTTTCCCGGTACCAATACGGCCACACATGATGATCCCCTCACCCGCAACTTTGCGTTCTTTCCAAGTCTGAACATAACTTTGGCAGATCTTCAGATTATGTTGAGCAGCTTTGTTTATAGGCTAATAATTTTCAAAGCTGGCATGTTCAAAACGTGGGGCAATGTTGATACTGTCAAGTAAGCTATTAGAGTTCATTTCTCCCCCTAATCAATATTTTCTGACCAATAAGAATCCTGTGGTTCGTAGGTTATACCCTTATAACCTGTATGAGTATTTTGAGTAAATTTAGGTTTGATGTTTTGAGACTTTTCAGGAAACAGCCCTTGCCACCCATTCGCAATTGACGTGCAAATCACTGAATCAGGATTCGTGCAATCTGCTAGTTTTTTCCCTTGCTGCTTACACATGGTTTCTGTCAGCGGCTTTTTAATTTCTAGCCGAAAAGTGACCCAATCAGCCCATACTTCATCGCTAACGTTTTTAGGCTTTGCCGTGATGGGATCGAATTTTAATTTCTCCCGTTTCCCCTTACGGGGGATAAGGGGGGTTTTAGGTTCCGTGACTGGTTCAAAAGGGTGACTGGTTCTGGGTGCATCTCCTGCACCACTAACCCCCGCAGAATTTGCACCACTGGGTGCAAGAGATGCACCATATGGTGCAACATTTTCACTATAGCCATGACTGGATTTATCCAGATTCAGGAAATAGACATTTGATTGATTCAGTCCATTTTGTGTCTTCCGTTCTGCAACACAGACAATGCCATCTTTTACCAATTGCTTGATGTGATTTTGAACAGAACGTTCTGATATTTCGCATTGTTCAGCAATGTAAGCAACTGACGGCCAGCACTCTCCCTGGTCATTAGCGTTATCAGCCAACTTAATCAGTACCAATTTACGGAGTGGATTACCAACTTTGATACTCATAGCTTTTACCATCAATGACATACTCATAATCAAGCTCCAAGTATTTTAGCAATCTGACGGCAAACTGACTTACACCGTTCAAGGGTAAGAGACTCCTCCAGCAATTTGGCCTTTTGCCGTTCATACTGTTTCCAGACATTTAACGCAACTTCTCTGTACCCTTCATAAATTTCTGGGATTTGTTCTATAGTTACAAACTCACCACCCAGGTGAAACTTATTACAATAGGTGATCTTTTCTATGGTTCTAAGCATTGGTCTTGCCTCTTTTAAACGTTTGTCAAAGCATTCAGTGCTGATATCGCAACGGTTATTTGTTGTGATACGTCACTATCTCCTAAACCTCCCAATAGGATTGCAATTATCACCGCCGTAAATTCACGAATCGCAACAGATATCAAATAATTAGTTGTTTCACCGTTAACTCTGGCTTTGCGTTCAAGTGGAAGGGCTGATTGGATAGCGGGTAACAACTCTGATACTTTTCTCCGTGCAGCCCTTGAATCACTGCGCAACCACCTGAAAATTTGCTGCCTATTGTTATTGATAGCTTTCCAATTAGCATTCCCATTTATTTCAATGGGATGCAACTTGGCTGATACCGCTCTTTCACAAAGCAAGAAGTACATTCGGCTTATTTCTATTGCTACATACTCCTGCCCCTTCTCTGCCGCCCACGCCTCAACTTCGGCTTTCAGGGCGTTGATGTTTTGTTCCACTGTTTACGTCTCCTGTCGCAATATTGATTATTGAGAATCAGTTTTTATACTGACTGCTCAGTTAGCATTTATTTCAGGCCATATTTTCTGCCAGTCATGGGGACGAAGATCTTGTCTTGTCACTTTTCCATTGGTTGCATTTTCTATATCAAAACATCTGGCGGGAGGAACTGGAGCATAACCATGTGCCATTTGCGATAAATAGGAACTGGATACCCCAAGCTTCTCAGCAAGAAGTTTGGCTTCACCTCGCTTTAAATTAGAAATGTAATCATTTAGTTTCATAACTACCCCTTTTAGAAATACAGAAAGTTTAATAAATACTAAACATTTATCAAGTATTTGCTTATTTAGTGAATACTAATCACAATTTAACTGGTAGGAAAAATATTGAAATCCCTAGATATATAGGTTCTTATAAATAAAATGAGCATGAAGAACATCAGGCAACAACGCCTAAGAGATTGGTTTTCCGATAAAATTCTTCCTGAAAAAGAGAAGAGTTATTTGTCACAGCTTATGAATGGTAAAGCATCTTTCGGCGAAAAAGCCGCGAGACGTTTAGAACAAGACTATCGAATGCCAGATGGTTATTTAGACGCCGATACAAACACCCACCAATTAGGAAGCCCACTACAAGTAACATTGACTCCTAAGCAAAAAGTTCTTCTAGAGCTATTCGACGAACTGCCAGATAGTGATGCCGATGATCTGATAAAAAATCTTGAAGATAAAAAACGGCATTATGATAATTTACTAGAAGAATTATTACATAAAAAGAGGCAAAAGAAAGCATAGAAAAAAGTCGCCACTCGACTTTTTTCTTATTTATCAACAAGATTTTTATCTTACCCTGAACCCTACGGAATAAACCGTTAACCTCAATCACCCAATCCAAAAATTAATTAACCTTTAGCCAACACCCAAAAACTATCATGCTATATGCATAGAGAATCTCTAAAACTATCTTGGCCATCCTATTTTACAGTGCTATCACCAAGGGAAAATTCATTCAGTTCACACCTTGAAATAGATATAAAAATTAAAATAAATCAAATGGTTAAACTTAACACTTTGATAAGCCCTTCTTATTGTTTAATTTTTACTTTGCTTTTTGTTTATTGATTACCAAACTCAATTTCAACAGCAAACAGGCAGGACGCCCACGTAGTAGTCGCTACCGACATACGAAGAGGTAGATGATTTGCTAATCAGTAACTCGGCACAGCAGCCGTTTAGGTTAAGTGTTCAAAACCGAATTTACAGTTTCAATTGTTATGAGGGAGGAGAAGAGCAAGGTTCAATGTGACCTGTCATGATTACCACATATAACAACTGTATTTACCAGAAAGTGGAACAGGAAAGATCAACCAACACCAGGATTCCCCAGCCTGCGGTGGGAATGGTACAAAAAACACTGGCAGTTGATGCGTTACGGTTCTTCTTACCGGGTTTCTTAGAAACTGCGTGAATCAACGGACGGCGGGGAAAGACCCGCACATTAACCAATCGAACAACAGTTCTTATGTGTAATGATATGCAGAATATCAAATTAGGCCAATTCATCGGTCTGTTTGAAACATTTATTAAAACTATAACCTCTGAATGGTATTTATCGTTGATAAATCCGTACCAACTAATACCAATATGGGGAAAAACTAAGAATCAACAAATGTAAAAAAAACCACCGAAGTGGCGGGTTCTTTTACCCCGGATCGCCGACCAAAGCTAACCGGGAGTTTCTACTAACGAGGACCAACTCGTTAGTAGAGGCAAGACCAATGATTTCCATCATTGATCGCTAACAATATATCAGGAGCTGCTATGAAAGCACAACAAGAAACAATACAAGTAAAGCTTTATGTTCACGCTATCGAAAATAATATTTCACGAAAAATGAACATCACAGTCTTATCACATGACGCAAGTAAACACGGAAATGCATCGATCTTTGGTACAGTTGTCGCTATTCATGATATAGAAATCCCGTATCCAAATATTAGTCGTCCAGACTTTATAAATTCACAAATTGATACTCTAAAGAAAGAACAAAATAAAGTTCTTTCAGAAGCTCATACTAAAGCCTCTGAACTTGAGAGCCATATTCAATCATTGTTATGCACTGAAGAGAAACCAATGTCTAAATCTGATGAAGAAACTCCTTATTAAGGCTCAGGTGTATTTATGAAAAACATAAATGATATAATTAATTTAATCCTAGATAATGGTTTAATTGCTATTGAGCATAAAAATAATAGTGATACAACAAACGCAACTATGCATATATCTATTACCGGTGGCAAAAGGCGAGTTGAATATTACCCAACGACAGGAATGGTTTATTCAAATGCTGTCAAGGGATTATATCCAAAAGTCAAAATGCCAAAAGCCGGGATTAAGGCAGCAATAAAACTGGCAAAAAAAGCAATTTATTAAAGAGGCAAGACCAATGTTCACATATATCTGTGTCTTTGAGCCGACAAAAAAAGCTCAAAAAAATGGAGCCGTACCACTTGCAATTGCACTCGAAGCTAATTCCGAAAATGGCTAAAGCTATGGCCATTGTTTACCTTGGGGAAGAGTACGCGAACGATATGAGCAACTTCAACACATCAAAACCGATTATTTGTAAAGATATACAAGGCTTCCCTCGCCCACCAATTGGTAAATTTGATGAAAAATTTGCTACTGAATATGAGTTCAACGGCACCACATGGCAGGCTAGAACGCTCGAACCAACGAAAAACCCATCTATTACTACACGTGATTTTAATCACACTTACGCCACGTTAGATCTGGAAATTGCACTGGCATTACTAGACGGTGACTTTCATTGCTGGGCGATTATGTCACACAGTATGAAAGAGGCTAAGCAACTGATAACAAATAACAATGAAGCATGGCAGCAGTGGTCTACCGCATTTCGTATCAGAACCGACGCTCTGTCCATTCCACGGGAAACGCTTTTCAGAGTCGTACGTGAAGGTAAACACCACCCTGAATTTCTGACCGATGCCGTCGCTATGAAGGAATTCTTAAACTGTACTTTAGGTGATACCGACATACCCGTTGAATTACCAGAAGAGAAACCCAAGGTTTCCAATTATCCAGTGTCAACATCAGAAGCCTCGATAACAGATGTCACTCCAGATGAAGTTGAAACCCAACAGGCAGCACTACAGGTTAAGGAGAAAAAAAGCGAAGCCAAGTCTCTCAAGACCAGAAAAACCAAGCAAACCAAAGAGGACAAAGCAATAGAAGAGACTGCACAAGACAACACTACGGCGGATGATGAAGTCACCTCATTGCCTCCTGTCGCTACCCTGAACGCCAATGATGATAACTTCCAACATCGAACCAATTTGCTGGAGGAAACTATCAAGGCACAAGGCGATGAACAGAAAACTAATCTCCGTATCTGGAAGGCAGTCCAACGTACCGATCCCCACTTTACAAAACCATTGGAGGGAATGGGGTTCAATGGTACAAGCATAAACAGTAACTATATGTTTATGCGGGCAACAGAACTATTCGGACCATTCGGTTATGGATGGGGCTGTAATGTCACAGAAGAAAAGCTGATTAATGGTGCACCCATGTCAGAACCTATCTATGACGACAAAAATAAACAAATTGGGAGCCGATTCTTACGTGATTCTGACGGCACATTAATATATGAACAAAATCACTCTATCAAAATTCTCTTTTGGTATCTGGTTGAATGTGACATTTGTGCTGAAATTGAAAGTTATGGTGCGACACCATACATGTACAGAACCAAATATGGAATTAAAACAGATGGAGAGGCCATCAAGAAATCACTCACCGATGCTATAAAGAAAGCGTTATCGATGCTTGGATTTTCTGCTGATGTATTTATGAGTATGCATGATAACCCTGAATATCTGGCAGGGTGAGAGCGTGAGTGTTCATTGTTTAACCATCGAGCATAATCCTGCTATTAACACCTTGTCCATATAGGCACTATTCATACTGGTCATCTTCCGTTTGCGCCGAATACTGGCTTTTTCACTGG